GATGACGAGGAAATCCCTCTGTTCCCAAGTGAATCTGAACAGAATAAAAACCCGAACGCTGTAAGGGACTGGAAGCGTAGAGCATCTGCTATCTATCAGCTTAATACATCCACAAAAAGTAGACGCATCCTTGTTCTGAATACCCTCGGTCTTGCCAAGGAATTCCTAGGAAAGCGTATGTACCTCCCCCATCAATGTGACTTCAGGGGTCGGGTATATGCTGTTCCATCCTACCTGAACCATATGGGGACGGACTTTGCAAAGAGCTTGATGACCTTTGAGCAGGGTGTTCCTTGCTATACAGATGCAGATAAGAGATGGCTTTTAATTCACGGTGCTAATTGTTTTGGAATCAAAGGAACGTTTACCCAGAGGCTCGACTGGATTTGGGACAACAAGGATAACATAATTGAGACAGGAAAAAACCCGATAAACTGTATCGACTTTCTAAGACAAGCGAGCGAACCGTTCCAGTTTGTTGCGTTTGCGGATGAGTTTGTTCGTATGCTAAAGGAAGGTAGTAACTTTGTAACTCACCTACCTTGTCAGATGGACGCTTCCAATAACGGTCTCCAAATCTTGGGGATGTTGATGCGTGACCGTAGTAGTTGTGAGGCTACAAACGTAGCTAATAACTCTGAACCAAGAGATATCTATCAGATGGTTGCGGATGAAGCGATAAGATCACTACGGTTTGAATCTAATGTGAACCCTTACGCCAAGCTCTGGCTAAAGTTTGGAGTCACCAGAGGATGCGCTAAGAGACCTTGCATGACTCAGCCCTACGGAAGTACTCCGCATTCGTGCCGTAACTACGTTAACGAATGGTATCTGGATAGTGTCAGGGTCGAGGGAAAACCCGATCCGTTTACTGAGGATAACAGATTCAAAGCAACTGCGTATCTGTCTTCTAAGATTTGGGATGCGATCAACATTGTTGTCGGGAAGCCGAGGGAAGCGATGGCTTGGCTTCAGAACTGCGCTAAAGTTCTTGCAGATGAAAATATTCCAATGACTTGGGTATCCCCTAGTGGATTCCATGTAATGCAAGATTATAATAAGATGGAAGAAAACAACATCCGCACAAAGATAGGGGACAAGGTTTACAAAGTCTCCTTCAAGGAGGATGCTGGGGTTCTTAGTTCCAAGCGTCAGGCCCAAGGATCAAGCCCGAATTTTGTACACTCGCTGGATTCTGCTTGTATGCACCTGACCGTAAACAAGCTAGGAGGCAGTGGCGTTAAGTCCTTTGCAATGGTTCACGATAGTTATGGGACGCACTCTTCCAATTGTGATCTAATGGCACATTACATCCGAGAAACGATTTACAGGATTTTTGAGCTTGACCAACTGAGAATTCTTAGAAACAACTTAGAAAGTTCTTTAACTTCTCGCACAAGCAAGAGGTTACCAGAGCTACCTGAATATGGGAGCTTTGATATCAAAGAGGTACTGGACTCCAAGTACATATTCAGCTAACAACAACAACAACAACAACGAAAAAGGATAACAACAACATGGCTAATAAGTCTATTGTCACGCCCAGTGGGCAAGCTCACTACCCATCCATCACGGTTCCCAACACGATGTTCAATGCAGATGGCGTTTACAAATGCGATCTCATTGTATCTGAGGACAAGGCCGAGGAGTTCACCTCTATTGTCCAACAGATTCTGGACAAGGAGTACGATCTGGAATGCCAGCGCAAAGGTAAGAAGTTACGCAAGGCTGCTAACTTTCCAGTGTTCCAAGACTCTGAGGGAACGTGGATGATTCGTGCCAAGCAACCCGCAAAGGTTACGTCAAAGGATGGCAAGAGCTACGACTTCTCGATCAAGGTTTTTGATGCACAAGGAAAACTTGTGACTTCAGAAGACTTGAAGATTGGTAACGGAAGTGTTCTGAAGATGGCGGTTGAACCTCGCACTTGGTTTAATCCAAGTCTTGGTTTCGGTATCACCCTTGGTCTTCGTGCTGTTCAAATCATTGAACTTGTGGAGTACACTGGTGGAAGTTCTGACTTTGGTTTTGGTACTGAAGAAGGTTCTTTTGTTGCTGGAGGCGAGTCGTTTGATGATACGTTCTCCAAGAATGCAGACAGTGACTCCGAAGAAGAAGGTCAAGACGGTGACTTTTAGGTCAAAGTTTGAACAGGCTGTCGCTGTTAATCTAGCTAACAACGGTATTGATTTCTGCTATGAGCAGGAGTCCATAAACTTTGTTCAGCCAGAAAAACAACGCAAGTACACGCCTGACTTTTGGCTAAGCAACGGAGTTATCTTAGAGGCAAAAGGAGTTCTTACAAAGGAGGATAGGGAGAAGCACCTTTGGATAAAGGAGCAGTTCCCTGACCTTGATATACGATTTGTTTTCCAGAATCCAAACAACAAAATAACAAAAGACTCTTCCACCAGATATCGGGACTGGGCTGACAAGCACGGTTTCAAATGGTGCAAGGGAGGTAGCATACCCAGATCATGGCTTGGCAAAATAGAGAGACCAACACGAACCAACAACCGTTAGAAAGCATAAAGACACATCAACCGTGCGATGATTGTGGGAGCAGAGATGCTCTAACAATTAATTCGGATGGGAGTACTAAGTGCTTTAGTTGCGGAGCGTTTCACCCGAATAGTAATAACTATTCTGTTTCCAAGAATGTAGAAACATTCCAAGCTAACGGTTTTGTTTCTGGGGAGATCGTTGCTCTGACAAAGCGTCACATCAGTGATGAGGTTTGCAGGAAGTACAGTTATTATGTTGGCGAGTTCAACGGAAAACCCTGCCACATTGCCAACTACAAGGACAAGCAAGGTAAGGTCGTAGGTCAAAAGCTACGGTTCCCTGACAAAACATTCCGCATTATTGGGAAGGTTGACTCCTTTTTTGGGAGTCACCTTTTCAGTAATGGGAAGAAGCTCACGATAACCGAGGGCGAAATTGATGCAATGTCAGTGGCCTCCGTATTTGAAAACAAGTGGCCTGTTGTTAGCATCCCAAATGGTGCTGCATCTGCTCCAAATGTTTTCAAGAAGCACATAGATTGGTTGGAGACATTCGATGAGATTGTATTGATGTTCGACCAAGACGAAGCTGGAGTCCAAGCGGCGAAGACTTGTGCTAGTATCCTTAGCGTAGGTAAGTGCAAGATCGCTACGTTCCAAGCCAAAGACCCAAATGAATTGCTTCAACTTGGGAGAGGTTCTGAAATTATCCAAGCGTTCTGGAACGCTCAAGTGTACCGACCAGATGGGATAGTTCTTGGGACTGATCTATGGGAGACTGTCACTAAAACTATAGATGTTGAAAGTCAGGACTATCCATTCTCTGGTTTGACTAGGGTTACTAGGGGATTGCGAAGAGGTGAGATAACAACCTTTGCCGCTGGTTCTGGCGTTGGTAAGAGTACCATAGTTAGAGAGATAGCTTACCATCTTTTGATGAAGGGCCAGAAGATAGGGTACATAGCTCTTGAGGAGAACACCCGAAGAACTGCTCTAGGAATCATTGGTCTACATATGAACAAGCCTCTGTACTTGGAAAAGAATATTGATCCAGACTGTCCAAAATTAAAAGAGGCGTTTGAGCTAACTGTTGGTTCTGGGAACTATGTCACCTACGATCACTGGGGTTCTATTGATTCAGACAACCTTATCAATCGCATCCGCTATATGCACAAGGGATTGGATTGCGGCTGGATATTTCTGGATCACATTTCTATCGTTGTCTCTGGACAAGATGGGGATGAAAGAAAGATGATCGACCTCCTCATGACAAAGTTGAGAAGCCTTGTAGAAGAAACGAGCATAGGTCTTATACTTGTTTCTCATTTGAAACGCCCAGAGGGAAGGGGGTTTGAGGAAGGAAGACAGACAACGCTTGGGCATCTCCGAGGTTCAGCAGGACTGGGTCAACTCAGTGATATGGTTATTGGCATTGAACGAGACCAACAGGATGAAGACGTAAAGAACCGATCAACTGTTCGGGTTCTTAAAAACAGATGGTCTGGAGAAACAGGGGTAGCTTGTTTCTTGGACTACAACATAACAACAGGACGACTACTAGAAGATACAACGTTTATTGAAGATGAAAACACCAGCACATATACAAATGATACAGAATCCACCGCATCAATTCCAGCGTCCTTCTGAGAAGGATGACTACACAATAGT